ATTACTAGAACTAGTTATATAGCTCCCTGAGGATTGTATGCCGGGGACCAACTGCATAAACATCGCTCCTGAAGGCAACTGGAAAATTTTCCTGTTGTTATTATGGAAAGCTACGTCAACTAAAGTGGCCCAGGCCCCCATACGAGAGCCTGTAGCTTTCCTATAGTCTCGCTCACAATCCAACAACCAACCGGTCACACTCCAGTCCCATGCAGATATGTCTGTGGAACACAATGATTTAGTTTGCAGCTTTTGGAAATATCCATACAAAGACTGCAAGCCCTCATCATGTAAGCCCATACCTGGCTTAAAGGACATATGTTCATGACACATAATCTCGAGCTTATTTTGCGTAGAGAATAATATTCTCTCAATTATTACATCTACTAAGGATACACAAGATATTAACCTATAGCGTTTAGCTGCCATTTTCCTAGTTGAGTGAGGCTCGTCTTTGATGAACAAGTATATGGGGTCCCGCAAACCTTCACGAATTACATCGCGAGGGTTCTCTAGGCAACCCATACTCAACATCTTCTCCAGACGCTCCAACACCAACAAGGCCAAACCAGTTTGATCAGATAACCAATGTGCTTTCTTATTCCCAAAATGGGATAACGGTATTCCAGGTGAGGTATCACCATCCATATCCTCGATCGCCTCAAGGATAGCCTCACTAAGAGGACTTAAGAACTCACCTCTAGTGATTTCAACTCGTGATGCAACAATGCATTCCGAGAATCCCTCAACTGAGATTGCTCTCTCTTCCTCTTTAAGGCTTCCTCGAATTCTCTCTCGAAAACATCTGGGGAGTCCCTTGCCTGGACCAACCGGGCCTGAAACATCTTCTCCTGGTTGTCCCAAAAGCTCGTTGGCGAGAATTGGCCGGTCACTATGAACGCGGCCTTCTCTTCTAATGTAGCTGATGTAGCCCTTCTCAAACTCTTTGGCTGCCGTTTTGACCGCGATCTCCTGGTGGAGAGCGCTTGGGGTTTCCCCACCAATGAGTCGTGAAGAGTGCCATTCAAGTGAATCCCTGATGGCACTCTCGGCTCTTGGGGGCCAATGGTAACCCTTGAGCTCTGGGAAGGCTCCATGGACAGCTGTGCTATCTGTGTGGCGGTAACGTCCGCTAACTGTTGCGCCTGATTGACCAACACAGAGGAGGTTGGGTCCAATTGTCTCACCATCGGACCAGGAATATGCACCCCACTCTTGGAGTTCATCCAGGTCTTTTGGACACTTTCTAATTGTACCAACCGGTCCTCTATGCGCAATAACATTTGCTCTATGGCAGCGCTGTTTATCGACGGCGGACTTATCTTGGTTGCCAAGCCAGAAGGGTTTAAAGGAACAATAGGATTTTCCTTATCTTTCCCTTTCTGTAAATTTTCCAAATCTACTTTGGTTTCTTTACGCTTAACAAACCTATCCTGTACTTTTGGTTTAGACTCTCTATATGCGGGACCTTCAAGGGGTTCCTCATTATCAAAGTCTATATCGCTAAAATCATCATCAGCCCAATCAGATGGGCCAGGTATAGGCGCTAGAGTGAAAGCTGGTCGATGTGTGCGAATCTGGGTGCGATTGACATCAAATGCATGGCGTCGTGCTCGACGGCCTC